GACAATTGATTACAATGAAATTGAAATATCAATACCGAAACCTCCGTCACTTAATCAGCTCTACGCTGGCAAGTTTTGGACATACCGCCACGGGCAAAAAGAAAAGTACTTTGCTGGTATTTCCAGAGCGCTTGAAGGACTTGATCGGTGGACTATGGATCGCTTTGCTGTCCACCTACGCTACAATTCTAGGTATGATCTTGACAACTCTATTGTTGCTGTTAAGTTTCTTGCAGATTATCTACGCTATAATGGATACGTTCACGATGATACTCCTAAATACTTCGTGGAGCTTAGAATCTCATACGATGGCAATCTCAAGAAAGATCAATACCTCGCTAAAATAATCTGTTACAACTATACTTTAATTCAAGATGACACTAGAACAACTCAGCCGGATTTACTTCTTAGCGACAGCACGGATCTCGGAAGGAAGCGCAGAACTGTACGAAGCAGTACACGACGAAAAGGGCAATCCAGTTCTGGACGAAAAGCAACTAAGCGAAATAACAAATAAGTACTCGCGTTCATTCCGTATTGAGCTTGACCTTATGCGGGCTGCATTGAACGAGTACAAGGAGCAACACGGATGATTACGCTAGTACACATCGATGGTCTTAACGGTATCAATTACCATAGGCTCATCGTTCCACTTCGTAGGCTTCAAGCTCAAGGAGTAAACCTGCATTGGATTAAAGATCTTGAGGAGCTTAAGAATATAAATCTAGATCCGGTTACAAATCTGATCATCTCACGAAAGGCTTCCGTTACAAATCACCAGAAGTTTAGTCAGATGCTCAAGGCAAACGGCATCAAGCTTATCCTTGATAACGATGACTACTGGACGCTGAACCCTGAGAATCCAGCCAAGGCTTTGTACGAGGTTTACTATGGTCCGGACATCAAGAAGACCATCCGCATTGCTGACGTGATCTGGACGCCTTCTATGTACCTAGCCAAGCAGATGGCTGCAGTAAACCCGCGTGCTGTTATAGAATTTGTAAATAATGCTGTCGATGAAACAGAAGATCAGTGGAGAAACCATCGTAAATATTCTTCTAGTACTCTCCGCTTTGGGTACGTGGGCGCTCTTGGCCATATCAATGATATAAAAGAAATCGGCTACGACTTCTCGAATGTATACACATACGGCGTAGAAGGAATGGAGTACGAAGACGTCCTAAAGTTCGACAAGATGTCTCCTCCTCGTGACATATGGAACTATGGGAAGATGTACAAGAACTTTGACGTAAGCCTAGTCCCTCTTGTCGGAAACAGATTCAACTGGTGCAAGAGCGACCTGAAGGTTACCGAGGCAGCTTGGACCAAGACAGCCGTAATTGCCTCAAACACAAAGCCGTACAGCAAGATCATCCTCCACGGAGAGACAGGTATGCTGTGCCGCACCAAAGAAGAATGGGCAGAGGCTATTGAATCTATGGACAAGAAGCTGGCAAAGAAGCTTGCTAGCAATCTGTTTGACGACCTCAGGGATCGTGATGACTACAATCTTGACAAGATCAACCTCAAGAGACTAAAGTACCTTGTATGATCAAGTACGAGAGGGAGCTGTTCAAGCTCATCAAACAGCACCTTGCTCACGATCTTGAGGAGAGCGAGCACAAGATGTCTAAGTACGACTGCTACTCTCTGTCATACAATGCAGACATCGAGCTCAAGTGCAGGAACGTCCACTACGATGACTTGGTCATTGAGAAGATTAAGTACGATGCTCTGATCGCAAGGGCTGCTATGTTCAACACTCGCCCGATCTACATCAACTCAACGCCTCTTGGTGTCTGGTCATTCCGTTTGGACGAGCTTGCAGAGCCAGCGTGGGAGGATCGTCGGATGCCTAAGACAACCTACTTTGCCAACAACAATATGATTGTCAAGGTGGTAGGGTACTACAATATTTCGCTAGGAAAAAACATCACAGACTTGCTAGGTTTGTAGACTGTTCATATCTTCGCGTTCCGTTTGGGTCACATCTTGTGGCCCTTTTTTGTCTAACCTAAAATCAATCAATATGGGACTGTTCGATGAACGCGTAGCCTATAAGCCATTCGAGTACCCACAGTACTACACCGACGGATGGCTACCCCAAGCCCAAGCCTTCTGGCTTCACACCGAGATCTCAATGCAGGGAGATGTTAAGGACTTCAAGGAGAACCTTACACCTGCTGAGCGCAATCTAGTTGGCAATATCCTGCTTGGCTTCGCCCAGACAGAGACAGCTGTTGGCGACTACTGGACCAGTATGGTAACCAAGTGGTTTCCCAAACACGAGATCAAGCAGATGGCTATGATGTTCGGATCACAGGAGACCATCCACGCTGCTGCATACAGCTACCTCAACGAGACGCTAGGTCTTGAGGACTTTGAGGCGTTTCTTCACGAGCCATCCACGTCTGCTCGTTTTGAGAATCTCGTAAACACAAAAGCTGGATACGATCATAACGTGCTGAAGATCAGCCCAAAAGCTAGGCAAGATGTCGCTCGTTCTATCGCTGTATTCTCTGCGTTTGCTGAGGGAGTAGCACTCTACTCTTCTTTTGCTGTTCTCTACTCCTTCCAGATGCGCAATCTCTTAAAGGGTATCGGACAGCAGATGAAGTGGAGCGTACGAGACGAAAGCCTCCACAGCAAGATGGGGTGTGTCCTGTTCAATCATCTATGCGAAGAGAACCCGGGTGTACGAGATTCCGTACGTACGCAAGTAGAGGAGGCCGCACGTATAGCTGTTGAGATGGAGATGAACTTCATCGACAAGATGTTTGAGATGGGTGACCTCGAGAACCTGAAGGCGGATGACCTGAAAGAATTTATTAAAAAAAGAGCCAACGAAAAGTTGCAGGAGTTAGGGTACGATGGTATCTTTGACTACGATAAAGAAAAAGCAGCTGAGCTTGACTGGTTCTACCACTTGACTGGCGGCCATACTCACACTGACTTTTTCTCTGTCCGCCCTACTGACTACAGTAAGGCCAACGAAGGAGAAGACTTTGAAGCAATCTGGGACTAATGAACACAGTGATAGCCGTAGTAACGACAATTAGGGATGAGTATAATGTTCCTGTTTGGGCAATGAGAGGCCGAAGTCGTGTAGCTAAAGTTCGTGAAGCAAGGCAACTTGCTGTTCACTTCATACATAAGTATGCGAATTTTACGCTAGCTAAATCAGGCCAAAGATTAAATAGAGACCACTCTACCGTGGCTCACAGTAATCAAGTTGTAGCCAATGAAATTGCTACAAACAAAACATACCGTGAAAGGTATGAATTCATCGACGGTATAATCGTAAATAAAATCAACAATGGCTAAGAATGTAGCTGAGTCACTAGGCTGGGAGCTTGGTGTAGACTTCCCAGAATGGGGCAACACAGACGAGTATGTGAAGACAATCTCAAAGGGATACCTTATGCCTGGAGAGAAACCAGTAGACGCCTACTGGCGCGTGGCTAACGCTGCTGCTCGTCGTCTGTACAAGCCTGAGCTTGCACCTAAGTTCTTCGAGTACATCTGGAACAACTGGCTAGGACTGGCTACGCCTGTGCTTGCAAATATGGGCACAGATCGTGGACTTCCTATTAGCTGTTATGGTATTGACGTGGCTGACAGCGTGTACGACATCGGATCAAAGAACCTAGAGCTTATGATGCTGGCCAAACACGGAGGCGGCGTAGGTATCGGAATCAATATGCTTCGCCCTGCCGGATCGCCAATATCCAACAGCAATGGCACAACCGATGGTGTGGTTCCGTTCTGTAAGATATACGACTCAACCATCCTCGCTACTTCTCAGGGTAACGTGCGCCGCGGTGCTGCATCAGTAAACCTCAACATCGAACACGACGACTTCTGGGAGTGGATTGAGATCCGTGAGCCCAAGGGTGATGTCAACCGCCAGAGCCTTAACCTACACCAGTGCGTTGTCATCTCCGACAAGTTTATGCGTCGCCTAGAAGAAGGAGACGAGGATGCACGTCGTCGTTGGTCTAAAGTACTGCAAAAGCGTAAGGCTACCGGAGAGCCGTACATTATGTACCGCGGCAACGTGAACAAGCAGAACCCGGATGCTTACAAGCACAACGGGCTGAAGGTCTTTATGACCAACATCTGTTCAGAGATTACTCTTCATACTGACGAGTCACACAGCTTTATCTGCTGTTTGTCCTCGCTCAATCTAGCAAAGTATGACGAGTGGAAAGATACCGACGTAGTGTACTACTCTACGTGGTTCTTAGATGGTGTGCTAGAAGAGTTCATCCAGAAAGCCAAGAATATGAAGGGCTTCGAAAATTCGGTTCGCTCCGCTGAAAAGGGACGGGCACTTGGCCTGGGCGTACTTGGATGGCACACCTATCTACAGCAACGCGGGATTCCGTTTGAAGGGCTGCAATCGCAGCTGGAAACCCGACGCATCTTCTCCCACATCAAGATGGAAAGTGATCGTGCTAGCCGTGATATGGCTCGCGTGTATGGCGAACCGCTGTGGTGTCGTGGTTTCGGTGTTCGCAACACCCACACCCGTGCTATTGCCCCAACTGTATCCAACAGCAAACTCAGTGGAAACGTAAGCGCAGGCATCGAGCCTTGGGCTGCCAACGTATTCACCGAGCAGTCAGCAAAAGGAACCTTCATCCGTAAGAATCCTACGCTTGAGAAGCTGTTGAAGAAAATAGGGATCAACACCAAGGAGATTTGGGATCAAATCTTGGCTGATGGTGGCTCTATTCAGAACATAGATGAGCTGAATGGCTGGGTGCTCCAGAACGGAAAGATTATGAAGCAGGAGGACGCTGACGAGATGGTAGGATACTACACAGTCAAGGAAGTGTACAAGACCTTTAAGGAGATCAACCAGCTTGACCTTGTTATTCAGGCAGGACTACGCCAACAGTACATTGACCAAGCTGTCAGTCTTAACCTTGCGTTCCCATCGGAGGCTTCTCCGAAGTGGATCAACCAAGTCCATATGGAGGCTTGGAAGCGCGGTGTGAAGACGCTATACTATATGCGAACGGAGTCAGTGCTGCGAGGTGATATCGCCACTAAAGCGATGGATCCGACCTGCGTGAGCTGCGACGGTTAGTGCACTTAGCGTACTCACAGTTGCCATCACAAGCTGTTGGCCTGGTCTCGCACCATCCCACTACAGCTGGATCAAGGGGCTCGTCGTAAGACGGGCCTTTGTTATTTGCCCTGCCCACGGTAAGACTTAGCGTAGTTCTTTGAGGTCTTCAATTTACTAGTCTTAGTCTTTGCGTGAACGCCGGGGCGGTTAACCTTACTCTTGGGCTTGAACGTGGATGCAGTCTGTGCTTTAATCTTTGCCATTACTTGAAACGATATAGAAACATCATAACGGCAAGTGCTGCCGCCAGAAACAAAAGTAGGAAATCTTTGATCTTAGCTCCTTTGGTCTCAGGCTGAACAAGTTGCGGTGGGCACTCAGCTTGAACAGATACTGGATACGGAACCTCCTTCACTTGGGTCTTCACTATCATCTTATCTTGATACTTTGTGATCACAACGCGCACAGTGTCGTTGTCGATGACGGTGGAGTCCCCCGCGGCTGGAACCTCAACGGTGTCCGTTAAATAAATTGGCGGCGTCACAATCGTATCCCATATCGTAACAACCGTGGGCTTCAAGATAGACGGATCCTTTTTGGCTGCCTGTTTCAGGTGCCACGTTGCGCTGCATCCTGTTAAGAATCCAGTTAGTGATAGGATTAAGATGTACTTCATTTCGTTTCGGGGATTTCATAACCAGTTAAAATGTAAACCTCTTCTGCAGGTTTGAATTGACGCTTGATGTTCTTGTTAGCATCAACAATCATCTTGGTGTTACCCTTTTTGATGCCGATGTTTATGATTGCCTTGTACATTTTGCGAACTTCTTCAAGCTCTGCAAGGCGATTCCTACGGGCGATACCAGTAAGGTCAGTATACTGTTCTTTCTTGGTGGCAAACTGCTGACCGAAGTAGTATAGCTGAGTTCCAGTGTCAAACGTGTAGTCGCGGATAAATGCTCGCGAGGTAACACGACCAACAGCATCTAGCGGACTATATCTTTCAGCCTCTAACTCATATCTTCGCATCTCATCTCGAACAGCAGACGTAGCGAACGGAGGAAGAACAAGAGATTTTAATGTATACCCGCCGTATTTGTACGCCTTAGTGAATGGGCTATCATAGCTGTTCACAATATCCTTGCCGTAGATGTCCTTTGAATCGTATAGATTAAACAAGAACGTAACGGCCATATTAGGATTAAGCATATCGATCATATGACCTGGGAACGACAGCGGATCGGTAACTACATCTACGATGGTTCCGTATGGATCCTCCATTGAGTAGTCATATGTAGTAGCAATTCCGTCCTTGGTAATTCCAGTAGGAATGATGCTGTGTCCTTCCATCCAGTTAGGACGGAGAGCTTTGATATCCTCTTCAAGCTCATCATCATCACCGAGTGCCATACCAGCAAGGATAGCAGGGATAGAGAATCGCATACCGAATACCGCGGCAGTGCCCATAAGTCGGGCAACGCCTTCCTTCATATACTCAGCTTTCTGCTCGGTAGACAATGAATTGCCGTCTTTGTCCTTGCCTTTCATTGCTGTTTGGATATCCAGATATCCATTTGCAAAGTTAGAAGTAAAGCTACGGAATGCCTCAAATTCAAACGACAAGAAGTCACCAAGTGGTAGCTGCGCAAT